AAGACCTTTAGGGGAGTTTCCAAAGCTGGAGGACTTCTAAATGCCTTTAATTCTAGGAGCGAATAGTGTTAGAGGTGCAGCCGTTCACCAAATAGACCAATCAATTAGATTTAATGCTGCTGATAGTGCTTATATGCAAAGAACTTATGGTGCTGGTGGTAATGTAGATGCTTCTACAATAAGTTTTTGGTTCAAAAGGTCTAAACTTGGGGTTGAAGTTACAATGTTTGGAAGTGGTGCTAACACAAGCAATACTTTTGATATATTTTTTAAAACTGATGATACATTGTTTATTCAAGATTATGCTGGTGCTTATACTCTTTATTTAGGAACTACTCAAGTTTTTCGTGACCCATCAGCATGGTATCATCTCGTATTTGCATACGACTCTGCTAATGCAATAGAAACAGAAAGAGCAAGGTTGTATATAAATGGACAAAGAGTAACTAGTTTTGGTGGAGCATCACCATCACCAAAATACCCTTCTCAGAATGCAGACTCAATTTTAGGCACTAATGTTGCGATTGGTTTTGGTAGGTATATATCTCTTGGTTCTAGTAATACAAGTCAATATTTTGATGGTTACCTTGCAGAAATGAATTATGTAAATGGGTTAGCATTAGACCCTAGTTACTTTGGCGAAACCAATGATAACGGGATTTGGATTCCTAAAGAATATTCTGGTAGTTATGGTACAGGAGGATTTTTTGTTGATGGAAGAGATGCAAGTGATTTGGGTGATGACGAATCGGGAAGTGGTAATGATTTAACAACAAGTGGACTTGCCTCACATGACCAAATGGCTGACTCACCAACAAATAATTTTTGTGTAATGAATCCTCTTAATACTCACTCAAGTATTACTTTAAGTAATGGTAATTTACAATCAACTGCCTCAGCATTTACTGGAAGTGGTGCATCAATATTATTACCAAGTACAGGAAAATGGTATGCTGAGATTAGATATAATAATGCAAGTGTAGGTGAATATCCAATGGTGGGAATTTATAATACTATTAAAAATTTAAGTACTTCTGGATTAAATCCTGGTAACACAAGTGGTGATAAAGATATTGGTTTTGGTGCTGATGGTATTAGACGAGAAAATGCTACTGATACTTCTAGCTGGGGTAATGCTGTTGGTGATGGAAAAATTGGTGCTTTCGCTATTGATATGGATAATAAAAAGATTTGGTTTGGACATAATAATAGTGGTTCTTTTGTATGGCAAGCTAGTGGAAATCCATCAGCAGGAAGTAATGAAGCTAATACAATAGCTTTTGCTGATGATGTAATTTTTGGCAATAGTCATTATGGTGGTTCAATAGTATGTTGGAACTTTGGACAAGATGGAACTTTTGGTGGAACAGAAACAGCACAAGGTAATGCAGATGGTAATGGAGTGGGTAACTTCTATTATGCACCACCAACAAATTATCTAGCACTATGTACAAAGAATATAGGGAGTTAACATGGCAACACCAACAATACCAAATGGCGAAGAATATTTCTTTCCGATAATCTACGAAGGCAACGGAGCTGGGCAGAGGGTCGGTAAGTTCGTACCTTTTACAGACAATGGTACGATTGCTAATAGTTGTATATTTAATGATGATGATAGTCCAGAATTGAGTAGAACACCATCTTCAGAAACAAACAGAGATACATTCACTTTAAGTTTTTGGATAAAAAGATGTAATATAGGATCATTACAATTAATATTTCAACATGGTGCAAATGCTAACAATTGTACTCAGTTTAGTTTTGATTCAAGTGATAGATTACAATACCAACAAGTTGATGGAGGAAGTAATACTGATTCTCTTGTAACAAACAGAACTTTTGAAGATACCTCTAAATTTTATCATATTCTTTTGGCTGTAGACACAACTCAAGCAACCGAAGCCAACAGAGTAAGAATGTATGTTGATGGTGATGAAATAACTTCATGGAGTACAGCTAATTATCCAACTCAAAATACAGATACAGATGTGAATACTACAACAGAGTTCAGTATTGGTAGACAATTAAGTGGCACAGCGTACTCACCAGATTGTTATTTTGCTGAAATGAACTTTGTAGACGGAACACAACATACACCTTCAACCTTTGGCATCACCGATACAAGCACAAATCGCTGGATTCCAAAAACATTAACTGGTATTACTTATGGCACTAATGGATTTAGATTACAGTTTCAAGATAGTTCATCACTCGGAGATGACACGAGTGGAAATACAAATGATTTCACAGCCACAAATTTAGCTAGTACAGATCAGACCACCAGTAGCCCTACTCAAAACTTTAACACATTTGCTTCTTTTAATTCTGGCACATCTGCAACTGATGGTAATTTAATAGTTAGCACAGGAACAACAAATGGTGCTGCTCAAGCAGTAGCACAATCTGGGTTTGGTGTGGCAACTGGTAAATGGTATTGGGAAGTAAAAATCACAACCACTGGTGCTGGATTATGGGGTTGGAAAGATGACGGAAGTGCTGGAGGTTCACAAGCTAGTACTAGTGGCACACAAGGAGGTGGTAATTTTTCTGGGGCATTATCAACAGGTGCATCTGGACAATATTCTGCTGGGTCTTGGTTTATTGACCACAGATATACTGAAGAGGTAAATTACACAACAGTTTCAACTAATGACGTTTTAATGTTTGCAATGGATTTAGATAGTGGCAAAGGGTATTGTGGTAAGAACGGCACTTGGTTTAATAGTGCTAATCCAGCAAATGGCACAGGAGCAATTGGTGGGTGTCATAGAGCAAATGGAATAAATAAATTCTATCCTTGTGCTGTTAGGTCTGATTCAAATAGTGTAGGAGAGTTTAATTTTGGTCAAAAAAGTTTTGCACATACTCCACCAACTGGTTTTTCTACCTTACAACAGGACAACCTACCAGAAACAGCTAAAGGCATAAGTGGATTAGTGTGGACGAAGAACAGAGATGCTGCTGACAATCACCAATTATACGATAGTTCAAGAGGTAAACAATTAGTTTTAGCATCTAATACTGATGGTATAGAGTCAACAGTTGTAGATGGTTTACAAAAGTTTTTAAAAGGTGGTCAGCAAATTGAAGATAGTGATGCAATCAATACAGCTGGTGAATCTTTTGTAAGCTGGAACTGGGTAGCAAATGGTGGTACTACTGCAAGTAATACTGATGGTTCAATTGCCTCTACTGTCCAAGCTAATACAACTGCTGGCTTTTCAATCGTAAAATATGTTGGAACGGGTGCTAATGCTACAGTTGGACATGGGTTATCTTCAGCACCAGAGTGGGTTATGACACGGATTCGTAATGCTGGTTCAGTTGCTGGTTTTGCTGTAGGTTGTACAGCAGACCCTAGTGGATTCAATAACTTTTTATATTTAAATGAAACAACTGCAAGTACAGCAAGTGCGGCAACATGGAATAATACAGCACCAACAAATAGTGTATTTAGTGTTGGAACTTCAGAAATAGGAAATTATAATGGTTATAATATGTTAGCTTATTGTTGGCATAGTGTAGATGGTTTTAGTAAATTTGGTTTCTTCAAGGGCAACGGCAGTACAGATGGGCCGATGATTTACACAGGATTCCGACCAGCTTGGTTACTAATTAAACGGACAGATTCTAGCACTGGTGGTAATTGGTCAATAATTGATAGTACCAGATACCCAGCAAATCCAATCGGTCCACCATTACTTGCTGATAGTACAGATGCAGAATCTGGTCTTTCATCAATAACTATGGATTTATTATCAAATGGTTTTAAAATTAGAAACACTTTAAACTCCAATAATAATTCTAGTGGAACTTATATTTATATGGCATTTGCCTCTAATCCATTCGTTGGGGACGGAACCAGTCCTGTGACTGCGAGGTGACATGCCTCTAATCAAAGTACCTTTTAAACCTGGTTTTAATAAACAATTAACAAAAACAACAGCTGAATACCAATGGACAGATGGTGACTTTGTACGTTTTAGATATGGAGAGCCAGAGAAAATGGGTGGTTGGACTCAACCTTTAGCTAATACTTTGCCAGGAGTTGCAAGAGATATTCATAATTGGTCGGCGCTTGATGGAACTAAGTATATAGGAATAGGAACAACTAAAGGGTTGTTTTTATATTTTGAAGGTGCTTTTTATGACATTTCACCGCTCGGAACAGCATTAACATCTTGCACGTTTACCACCACAAATGGATCAGCTACTGTTACTGTAAACAAAACTTCTCATAATTTAGTTGTAGGTGAATATGTTGTATTTACAAGCGTAACTCTTCCCGGTTCAGGTACAGGTTTTGCAACTGCTGATTTCACAACAAACCCTTTTGAAATAATATCTGTTCCAACTGCTAATAGTTTTACAATTACCATGTCTGCTGTGGAATCAGGGGCTGGTATAACAGCTGCTGGATCAGCAACAACAACACCTTATGAAGAAATAGGTCCCACAATTCAAACACAAGGTTTTGGTTGGAGTACTGGCACATGGAGTGGCTCACAAAATTGGGGTGAAGCAAGCACAACCTCGACAACCACTTTAGAGCCTGGAAATTGGTCATTAGACAATTATGGTCAAATACTTATTGCGACTGTAAGAAATGGTAAAAGTTTTGAATGGAATCCATCGGCCTCTAATGCATTAACCACAAGAGCAACAGCTGTAGCAACAAACCCAACATCATCTGTTCATACTATTGTATCCGATACAGATAGACATCTTATTCATCTAGGCACTGAGACTACAATAGGAACGCCAGCTTCACAGGACAAAATGTTTATTAGATTTTCAGATCAAGAAGACAGAACAACTTATGCACCAACCTCAACAAACACAGCAGGAACTTTTCAACTAGACTCTGGATCAAAAATTGTTGGAGCTGTGCGTGCTAAAGATTTGACATTTATTGTCACCGATACGTCCGCCTATATAATGCAATTTGTTGGGCCCCCTTTTACATTTTCTATACGTCAAGTTGGTACTAACTGTGGAGCTATGTCACAACATTCAATCATTCATGTTGATGGTGTTGTTTACTGGATGGGTCGTTCTGGTGGTTTCTTTGTTTATGATGGCGCAGGTGTAAAAAAAATACCTTGCTCTGTTGAAGACTTCGTATTTACTACACAGACATCTAACGATCTTGGTTTTAATTTTAATCAAAATGAAATTATATTTGCTGGTTTCAATGGTTTATTCACAGAGATAAATTGGTTCTATCCAAAAGCAGGTTCTGATGTAATTGATAGATGTGTAACATTAAATTATAGAGAAGGTGTATGGACAACAAGTTCGTTAGATAGAACAACGTATATTGATAAGTTTACATTTGATAATCCTTATGCAACACAATACAGTTCAACAGCTACACCTAATTTTTCAATAAATGGTATTACAAATACTTATGGAGCTACTACATTATATGAACATGAAGTTGGTACAAATCAGGTTGATAGTGCTGGTAGTAAAACAGCTATTCCTGCTTTTATTGAATCTGGTGATTTCAGTTTGGATATGGAAGGTGCGCAAGGTGAGTTTTTTCTGAAGATTAGACGTTTTATACCTGACTTTGCTAAAATAGATGGTAATGCTAAAGTATCCTTATTGTTAAAAGATTTTCCAGCAGAAACAGAAAGTTCCTCAAGTCTAGGTCCGTTTACTGTAACTGCCTCAACAAATAAAATTGATACAAGAGCACGCGGACGTTTTGCAGCTTTAAAGATAGAAAATGAAAGCACAGATGAAACTTGGCGTTTTGGTTCTTTTCGTGCTGACGTTCAGCCTGATGGGAGAAGATAATGAAAATAAATTTAATGTTACCAGATTTAAAAAGTGAGTATAATTTTGAAGACAAAAGGCAACTTACCCAAGCATTATCAACACTTGTAAATCAGTTAAATTTTAGTTATAAAACTAATATTAAAAATGAACAAGATACATTTAATTATTTTATGTCATGACAATACAATATAAAAGTGAAACATTTGATCTTACTACCACTGATGTCACTACAATTTTAACTTGTCCATCAGATGCAACTATTATTGTAAAACTAGTTCAAGCTAGTCATGAGGCGTCAAGCAATGTAGATGTAGATTTATTTTTACGAAAATCTGATGGGTCAGCTGATGTTGAAATTTCAAATGTTCAGCTTAATAAATCTTTTGATAATTTAGTCAAGGATAGTTTAAATCTTGAAGCTAGTGACATTCTTAAAATACAAGCAGGTTCGGCTAATCAAATAACAGGTTGCATATCCTATGCTCTTATTGATCGTTCTCAAGAAAATGGTTGATTTTATTTTTTAATTATGTAAATTTAACAGTATGACAACATATATAATAATAAATATTTTAATATTCCTTATTTTTTGATATGAAAGTAATACACTGCGAATCGAAAACTAAGATTACCAACAAAAGAACTGGAAAAGTATATGCATCAGAAAATGAAGCAAAGTTCGATGTCAAAGATCAGTTGTCTGCGACAACTGAAGAAGAGATTCAAAGGGACGTTACAATTATCGTACCGCAGTTGGATATTGAAGGAGGAACAGATTGAATCCTCTAGGGGGAACTGAACTTCAACATAATTTTTTAATCGACAATGTTAAAAAAGAATTGTTGGAAGGTGTTCAAATTTGTTTATCTGTTCCTGAAAAAACACCTTTGTCTAAAGATAAAGTAAATATTCTGTGGCAGAAAAATGCACCAGATCAACCTAATATTAAACCTTGGTTTGATGATAAAAATAATCACACTAAATATGATTGGTATGTATTTAATTCACATTGGAATTACGAAGAATATAGGAAGTGTTTTAATATACCAACCGACAGATGTCATGTTATTAAAAATGGTGTGACAAGTTTTCCCAAACCAAGCACTTACAATAAAGGGGATCGTCTTAGAATTATACATCATAATACACCTTGGCGTGGTTTAAATGTTCTGTTAGGAGCTATGCAGTATCTAGAGGGTGAGAATATTGAGCTTGATGTATATAGTAGTTGTGAAGTTTATGGAGATGAGTTTAAAGAAGATAATGATCATAATTACCAAGAGTTATATGATCAAGCAAAAGAGTTACCAAATGTTAATTATATTGGATATAGACCAAATGACTTTATATTAAGTAAATTACCAAACTATCATTTATATGTTTATCCAAGTATTTGGGAAGAAACATCATGCATCTCTTTGTTAGAGTCTATGGCTGCTGGCTTGTACTGTGTTGTGACTAATTATGGTGCTTTATATGAAACAGGATCCGAGTTTCCTATATACATCAACTATGAAACAAATTTTAATAATCTTGCTTTTCAATTTGCAGAAGCTATCAAAGTAGCACGGGACACGCTCCACGAACCTATGATAAGAGAACATTTATCTTTACAACAAGATTTTGTAAAAAGGTTTTATTGTTGGGAAAAAAAGGCATTTGAATGGACAAATTTTCTTACAGGTGTTTTAGATGCAAAACAATAAGCCACTTTGGATCAATAAATCAAAAAATACCGATAAATATAAAATAAAACTTTTTGTAGCTACTCCTGTACATAGTGAAGTATCCATACACTTTACGCAAACAATGCTTGAATTACAAAAAGAATGTATGAAAAGAGATATACTTGTTACATTTCAACTAATGAAATCTTCTTTAGTTACGCAAGGGAGAAACTTATGTGTGAGTGCTTTTTTACAAACAGACTATACACACCTTTTGTTTGTTGACTCTGATATTGCTTTTGATGTTGAAAGCATATTTAAAATGATAAGTAAAGATAAAGAAATAATCTCACAACCGTATCCAATTAAAACAGCTAAATGGGAAAATCTCATTGACAAAATAAAAGGTGATTTTATTAAAAACCCTAAACAATGCCAATTTCATATAAATCAATATCCAATACTTTTAGAAGATGAAGAACATGACGTCAAATGTGAAGAGGGTGTTATTGAAGTTACACACGCACCAACTGGTTGTATGTTAATACAAAGACAAGTCTTTGATAAATTAATTAAAGCTTACCCTAATATGGATATTGTACAAAAAACTGTGATAGATGGTGAGTTTAAAGACAGACCACATTTCTATGCTTTTTTTGACACTTATTATGATACTGAGAGCAAAAGATATTATGGAGAAGACTTTGCTTTCTGCCGTTTATGGAAAAATATAGGTGGTAAATTATATTGTTACATTATGGATTACATCACACATGTTGGTGAGTTTCAGTATACTGGTCGTTTATATGATGAGATGACCAAGCAGGTGGTTGAAAAACCTCCACAATCAGAGTAAAATAAACTCTAAGTAATTACTAAGGAGATTTTTTTATGCCAGGTCCATTAGCAATAGGATTGATGGTTGGTACAGCCGCATTTGGAATAGCTAAGCTTGCAGGCTTATCAACTAAAAAAGCATTAGGTATTGGTTTATTGGGTGGACTAGGGGCGGGTGGTATTAAGGCATTAATGGCTGCGCCAACAAGTGCATCCGTAAGCGCTGCAACACAAGGTTTAGGCACGGCTGCAGGAGCAGGTTCCACGGCTGCTGGTCAAGCCGCTTCACAATTGGGCGCATCCTATGGTGCAGGGACAAGTGCTATATTAGGCCCGGGTGGAACTGCTATAGCAACTCCGGGTTCATTAGGAGCGGGAGTTTCAGGCTCAATAGCTCCTGGAGTAGCAGGTACTGGCTTAAACACCTTGGCTACTCGTAGCTTACCTTTACCTTTAGGTACTCCAGAAATGTTTAAAACTGTAACAGACGCCTCAGGTGCAGTAAAGTCAGTTGTAAAACCAGATTTAGTTTCAGCACCTGTATCACCAATAAGTGAAGGTGCTTCTGCCGTAGGTCAATATATAAAAGAAAACCCACTTACGACAATCGGTGGTGGTGCTACTTTATTAAGTTTAGCAAGTCAACCGAAAACTCCTGCTTATGGAACCACGGCTGAGGGTCCTTTTTCAGAAGAGGAATACAGACAAGCTTATGAA